CTTCTATGCTAGCCCCAGTGGCTTTGGCGATGTCTTCGGGTGTAACTTTCTCCGCTTCCGCTGCGGTGCGTATTTCCTCGTCAGTAGCGTCCTTATTCTTACGCAGCCACTCCCGAATCTTTTCGTAGAGCGTCCCAGCGTTTTCTACCCCAACATAAGTACCACCGGTCTGGTCTGCACCCGGTGTGACGGTAGTGTTTGCAGTGGGCGTAGTGGGCGTGGTCGGTGCGGTAGGAGTTCCGCCAGAAGGAGCGGAAGGAGTTATAACCCCAGAATCTTTCAAGATATCCAACACCTCGTCTATGGGAACCCCAGTAGCTTTTGATACCCCTTCGACAAGCACATCCGCTGTGGTGGTCTGCCCACCTGTCTGCTGGTTAAGCACTCTACGTATCGCGGCGTCCAACACAGAGTTGCCGGTAGTAACGCCGGTATTTACCGTACCGTACTCACCCGTAAAAATAGCTGGGTCAGCACCGGGGATGCTACCCGTACCGCCACCCCATATGATGTTGCCTGTAACACCGCCGGGGCCAAAGATGACGCCCGCTGCACGGCTAGGGTCATTCCATATATCAGCAACGGTTTCAGCCACATCCATGCCGTAGTCGGCTGGGGCAAATTGGTTTACCACAGAATCGGTTGCGTTAGTATTGACCCCTCTGCTTAAAATTTGGTTCAAATAAGCGTCAAAACCGCCCTGCTTAACAACGTAGTTATCAATAGCATCCAAAATGGCCTGCTCGCTCAAAGTTTGGAACGTAGCATTAGGATCGTCTGCCCATGAGTAGTCAGTCATGTTGGCAGCAATATTTTCGGGCGAATAAATAACAGTCGGGTCTATGCCTTGAGCACGCATGTCCGCCAATGCAGTGTCACGAGCTAAACGCGCTGCTTCCCGCCTAGCTTCAGCTTCATTCATCTTGTTTTTAACGAAGCTGCCAAACAATGCCAAATGCCCAAGCGACCCTAACCCGAAGCTAGGAGCAACCAAATCAGGTCTAATCTGCCTATAAAAAGTTTCCCCTGCCATACCCCACCTATTGCGTCAGATCGTAGAAGGCAATGGACCCAACACCTTCGCCTTTTGTAGCGCCAGATACAGTGCGCACAGCTAGCGTGTAAATATCACTCACGCTTGACAAGGAAACCCCCAGTTGTAAGTCCCAATTGAAGCCGGTGGGGGCGGATGTGTTCAGCGTGCCGCCACTACCAGAGGAAGTTACATAGTCAGTTTGTACAATTGTGCCCAATGCCGAAATAGCAGTAGCCGATACGTCCATCTCCACGTTGCTATCCGAGTCAACCGCAGCCCACGACGCCCCTGTAAGCGTGCAGTTTTTCACTAACGCCACTTCATAGTTCTGGCTAGCTAACGGTAAAAACTGAATACGATTAGGAAGCACGACCGCCCCCAAGGCAGTAGACGCAAGGCGTATGGACACTATGGGGTAAAACGTCGCGGCGGTGTCGATGTTGGTGAAAGACGTAGTACGTCGGGCAGTGTGGTCGATGGATATTTGCTCGTACCCACCCATACTGATGACTGAAGAGCATATCTGTTTCATAGACGAGGAGGACGCCGTTGCCCCAGTGTTGGTTATCTCATACCGCACAGGGAGGGTCGCAGTGGTCATGTACACCGAGGTCTGCAGGTTGGGGTTGTAAAAGATGTGGCAAATGATGGGCTGCCCATCAATCACAAAACCACAACGAACATCGCCTACACCAAGCCACTCAAAGTCCATGTACAAAATCTGGGCTTTGGTAAAATCAAGCGTTACACCGCTGGCCCCTGTGCCGTTCATCGGGTCCACATTCCAGTCAGCTTGGTCAACCGTACGGGTATCACTAGGAGTACCGGGGGTTGGTAAGGAGTTTGAACGAAGCACAAATGACACGGTCGTGTTTGTTTGTTGCAAGAACACGCCGTTTGAGGCGTTGAAGTACCCCACCCGCTGGCGCAAGTTTGTTTTAGGTGATGCCATTACGAACGTAGCAAAAACGGTAAGTCCCTTACCCGGTTGGTAGGGCATACTGCGATAGGTCTGCCGTACCACCTCAGACCCGCTGGAAGTAGTTACCGACATCTGCACTGCACCCTCGTTAGACAGCAGAGACGTTGCGCCACCCGTGGCCGTACTAGTAGAGAATTGGTTGTCTATTGCGTAGCGGTTCTGACTATCGAACAGCGTGTATGGCTGCGATGTAACAAGCCGACCAAACGCATCGAGAGCGTTGTCAGGGAAACTAATAGGTGTCGGCGCGTTACTCAAAATATACCTCAACACATTATCTAGTCGGTTAAAGTACAACCGCAGCACGTTGTTTAGCTGGTCTATATAAGCCTTAGTATAAACTGACGGGGCTACTGGCAATGCGGGAGCGGCGGGTGCCTTTACATCTACATTTACAATAGCCATCAGGTGCCCCTACGCCCGTCACGCTGCATATCCAACCGAGGGGAGCCTAACTGCCACATTACCCCCAGCCCAGTGGACTGGACTTTCATAGCCAACTGCCTGCCTCGGATGCGCACAAACACCTGCCCGGTAAACTGCTCAATCGGCACCGTAGCGGTTCGGGTAATGGTCCTGCTGCTGTTGCCACCCTCAGACAAAGGTGAGTTATAGCCAGAGCCTGAGTTAGACATGGGCTGTAGCGTCATTATGATGGCAGGGCTATCCGCCGTCGATCCTTCGAATGTGACATCAGGTAGTATGCGGTTGATGAGCACAAAGTGCTGCCCGTCGTCTAGGTCGAACTCAGAGGATGTAATGTAGGCTTCGATGGGCAGAGTGGTTGCGGTCTCTTTGTCGTCGGTGCCTTTCTCTTGCTCAACAAGGTTATATGTGTAAGTAGCCGCTATGGGGTAGCTGCGCAGCGCCGTGTCCAGCCAAGCCGTCCTTGCCATGGTGCCGTAGTACCAGACGTTTTCGACATAGTTATAGACCACGTAACGGTCCACTGTGGTTGAGTTAGCCGAGCAGTAGAACCACCAGACCTCGTTAAATCCTTCGTTGGTACCGGCAAACACCTGCTGGTATTGGGACTGGTTGAAGTCATTGAACACGTAACGCCGCAGGTCACTGGGAAGCGGACGAACCGTACCGTCGTAGACATAGAACTTATCTTTGCCCATCCAGAAAGCCGTATTGGCCGCGTAGACCATGGCGTTAGGGCTAGCTATGGACAGGTTGTCACCCAGAATCTGCGCACCCCAGACATCCGGCGCTCCGAGGTACTGTAGCGAGTACAACGAAGTATCAGTCCAAACCAGCAGTTCTTGTCTTGCCTGCAAGGCGCTAACGATTTCACTACCGTGGGACAACCGCAGGGAGCCTGCCTGATTCGTTGCCGAAGGCGTCCACATGGCTACGTCTTCCTGATCCGACCAGCGCACTAGCATGGCGTCAATGTCGGCGCTGCCTATTTCGTTACAACCAAAGGCAAACACAAACCGGTTGATATCCGAAACGATGGTGTAGTTCACAATAGTGGGAACGTCAGACGCACCTGTCAGCGAAGAGACGTAAACACCCCGGGTAGAAGTACTGCCGGTGGCATCCCAATACAGCAGCGGGCCGCCCCGGTACGCGAACACAAGGTCTTCACCGAAGTTAGACTGGCTCCAGAGGCGAATGCCGAACAAAGTAACGGTGCCTACACCCCAAGGTCCAGAACCCCAAGGACCGCCACCCCAACCAGTAATAGGTACTTGGATCGCGCTACCTGTGTTGATCTGGTAAGCCGCAGTAACCGAAGCACCTCCACCCCCGGTTACCGTACTAGAAGCATTAGAAGAAGCAGTGATGGTGTAGGTATTTGCGTCTACTACAGTAACTGAATACTCGTTATTGAGGTCCAGCCCGCCAACCGTGCTAGCCCCGCTGAAAGTAACGTAGTCCCCGGTGACGCAGCCATGGGCGGTGTCGTTGACCGTGACGGTAGGGAGGCCACTGATGGTGTCAAAAGGGTTACTTAAAGTAACAGTGCTGCGGATAGGAGTGACATCGTAGTAAAACCCCCCACGTTCAATGTAGAACTTGAGATTGGTACCGACCCCGATGAGATTCTGCCCACCCAAAGTCACCCAGTTCCACAAAGACCGGCAAACACCAAGGAAGGTATTAGAAGATATGCGCTCCCACCCTCCCAGCTTTTCTGGGTTACCTTGGCGGAAACGTACCTTGTCCGAGTCGAACCACCCACCTTCTGTGGTGTAGCGGGTGTTCTCTTTGTTTAACCCCGGTTTGAGCTGGATTTTCTGTAGCGGCATGGCCCGTAACCCTTAAGAACTGCCCGTATTATGGCATATTGCCGCTTAAAAACAGCGACTGCTCCGCTAGCCTGCGCCGGGTCAGCCCCGGCAGTACCCTGCCCCCGCCCTTGTTCCACTTGAGAAACTCGGCTGCCG